TCAAGACCGCTGTAACTACTAAGCCAAGTAAACTAAAGAAAGGCTCCAAGTCTGCTAATAGAAGAAAGTCCTTCTGCGCTCGTATGGGTGGCATGAAGAAGCGTCTCACTAGCTCCAAGACAGCCAACGATCCAAACTCACGGATCAACAAAGCACTTCGTAAGTGGAATTGCTGAAAATAGGGAAAACCCTATATACTAAATAAAACCCCCGAATAGTATATAATTTTGTGGGGATTGAGGTAGGTTATGACAGATCAAACAGAAGGTGATTGGGTACGTTATAAAGAGTTAGTTCTCTCCGAGATAGATCGTCTCCACGAAGATATTGAATCAACTGAGAAGAAGCTTCTAGCAGGTATTGAGAAGCTTGCTGATAATCAAACCAACCTCAGCCATGATATTGTCAAACTAAAAACCCAGGCCACCATGTGGGGCCTGGGTGCGGGTGGAGTCATCAGTGGCATCGTTGCGTTGTTCAACGATTTGTTTATACTCAGATCCTGACAGGGATCGGATCTCCTAGCTCGTCACAGACCTTAGACAGATCATGATAAATTGCTTTAATATTATTGTAGGAGTCCTGGTAATTCCCTTCATTTACGAAACCTGCAAATTGCTTGGCGTGGCTATTTTCCGCAAAGGTTAGTTTCTTTTCCAGGCGCTCTCTTTCTTTTTGTAGTTCTGCTTTTTTCATGATTTAGGGATGGGCGAGCATTGCCCAGTGCATCCTCCTGATGCGTTACAGTTGATACATTCAGTCATTCTTCTCATCGTAGCGTTTCATCGCCAGGAGCCCGTAACCAACAATGTCCTGCCACGGATTCTCACTGAAAGCTTTTGGGTCGTTAGCGATTCGGAATAGTTTATCTAGTATGCGAGCGATTGTCAATAGATCATCATATTGATTTAATTTGATGCCCCCAGGAAACATCTGCCTGAGGCACTCGCCACTACGACCGAAGGAGTCTCCGTAGGCGTTCTGCTTTGCTTGTACTAGCTGTCCTACGTCCCAGCCAATACTATCGTAACTATCGTTGCTGATGGTCTTTTTCATGTTCGAGGAATGCTTTGATTTCTAGGTATGCCATGTAGGAGCCTTTGGCAAAGTCTGAAGTAGATTCGCCTCGGTCATTCATGGGAGTCTTATTATAGAGGTCGATCCAGTAATCTGCCCGATCTTTTATGTGTTGTAGTAGATTTTCCATAATTGAAGGTTGGTACACCCGATAGGATTCGAACCTATGACCTATGGATTAGAAGTCCATTGCTCTATCCAACTGAGCTACGGGTGCGGTTTACATATTACATGCTTTAAAACAAAGTAGAACTAGAATGATAATATAAAATGCTGCGAAGCAGCCTCCGTTGTGTTCGTCTTGTACTTGCATGATGAAAGGTGGCTCCCGAAGTAGGGCTCGAACCTACGACCTAACGGTTAACAGCCGTTTGCTCTACCAACTGAGCTATTCGGGAATTGTATGTGGAGCCAGATGTCGGACTTGAACCGACGACCGCTGCTTTACAAAAGCAGTGCTCTACCACTGAGCTAATCTGGCGTGTATGGTGGAAGAGGAAGGACTCGAACCTTCGGGTGGCCGTCGCCTGTTCATGTACCATACTAAAGAGGAATCGAACCTCAATCCCATACCAATCTCTTCCGTTGTAAGGTGGTGGAGGTGGCGCGAATCGAACGCGCGTCCAGGAAGAACGTAGAACTTTAACCTTTGGGCTTTAATCGCTCCGCTTTCGCTGTCCAACCTGTCGATACCGTTTCACCCCCGTTGTAAGATGGTGCGAGTGGCGGGAATCGAACCCGCAATCCCTAAGGCGTCAGATTTTAAGTCTGATGTGTATACCAATTCCACCACACTCGCTGGTCCTCCTGGTGAGAATCGAACTCACTACCAATGCTTTATAAGAACACTGCTCTGACCAATGAGCTACAGGAGGTAGTCAAGGACTCAGGTGGTGTGTTCTGACAGCGGCAGTTACCTGCTCGCTCCACCTGAGCCATATATTATACCTTCTCAGTCGTCAGATTCAAGCATCAGCTTCGAAATTCTTCACATCGTAGATCTTGACGCCGTCCTTGGTGATCTTGGGGGAATAGTATTCTCCCTCCTTACGAGGCACCTTCTTGTTCAGGATCGCATCCGCAATCTTATCAGAGATGTTATTCTTGATAAAGCGAGCGATGTTCCTGGCACCATACTCACGCGAGTATCCGTGCTTCACAACGTAGTCTACGAGAGGCTCAGTAATTTGAATCGGAATCTTGCCTAGCTGAAGCTTGGCAATCTTGCGAACGTCTTTCTTGGTGAGTGAGTTGAATACAACAACCTCATCAATACGGTTCATAAACTCAGGGCTGAAGTGGCCCTTGACAGAGTCTTTTACAGCGTCGATCTTCTCTTCTTCAGTAGGATCATTCTGCGTGAAGCCAACACGGCGCTGCTTGGACTCGACGATACCCTTGTTCGATGTGAAGATGAAAAGGGACTCGCTGAAGTCCAGCACGTTGCCCATGTTGTCCGTGCAGGTGCCGTCGTCCAGAAGGCTCAGGAGGAAGTCGTAGAGCTTGTGGTGAGCCTTCTCGATCTCATCGAACAGGAACACCCAGCGGTTGCTCTTCTCTGCCTTCTCAGCCATCAGGCTCTTCTCAGTGTGCCCGACGTAGCCTGGAGGAGAGCCGATGAGCTTCGCGTACTCATGGCCTCCAGCGTACTCAGCACAATTGATCTTGTAGAAGTTGCCGCTGTACTTCTCGCCCAGAATCTTGGCAAGCTCAGTCTTACCCACACCAGTAGGACCGACAAACAGGAACGAGGTGCCCTGTGAGAGTCCCGTAGCAGTGAGCTTGAGAGCTTTGATGACACTGTCAATAGCTTCATCCTGGCCTAGAATGTTCTTGCGGAATGCTTTCTCTGCGGCTTTGATATCCTCCAGAGACGAGAGGTTAATATCTTGCTCGTCTTTATCTTCCCCTAGCTTCTTGCGTAGCTTATCGAAAATAGAAGAATCATTGAGCCCAGACATGAACGTGTTAGAGTTCAGGTCAGTGCAAATGAAAGACATGGAGAAGTTAGGGTAGAGGGAGACAATGTGATCGTAAACGATGTCATAGATCTCCTCTTCCTCGTACATGTCTGAGGTCTGAATGTGGTGCATGATGACATCCACATCCAGAACAAACTTCTGTACAAGATACTTCTTGTAGTCCTCAAGGTTAACTGGTTTATCAGAGTCCTTTACTCTCTTCTTGATGGTCCAGTAAAGAGCCTTCTCTTCGTCAAGGGTCATCCCCTTGATTAGAAGAACAGTGTTAAGGTCACGGCAAACAGCCCTGTAGATATTTTCGTTAGTCTCACTCATTTAATAGATTGTCTAGATCGCTAAAGGTTGAATTAGTTGCTCCTTTGTTTGCTTTGGTCTTCGCTGGCTCATTGCTCTCTTCCATCTTGACGACGAGATTGAGAACCTTGATAACATTATTCTTGGAAGCCTGGGCGACTTTAAGACAATCCACCATGAGGGATTTGGCAGTGGAATCTTGAGGATTTTCATCTACCATCTGCCGAAAGAATCGGTGCGCTTGTAGCGCAAGATCACGATCAACCTTTGCTTCGGAGATCAGATCCTTCGCAATCTTCTGAATCCGAGTGGGGCTCAGATGTGCGGTTTTAGGTACATAAGGTGAAGGCATATCAGCTTTCCTCCATAGTATCTAGTTTCTCAAAGTGCTTTTCTAGATACCAATTAACCAAATTCTCCCATTCACCCAGTGTAAGATCCATTCCGAACGGTTTCCAACCTAGTGGTTCGTCTTGTAAAATATTCAAGAAAGCACCTCGATATGTGTAATACTTCCAGATTTAACTTCATTGCCCTCAGGAAGCACAAACTGTAATTTAGAGTCTACAATGGTAGCAAAAGCACTAAGGTGACTAGGGTGCTCTAACTCAATTTCTGCTCTAATAGACAGTCTGGTGGTGTCCTTTGGGACTTCCGTGTGTAAAGTTTCTACTTCTACTTTTTTGATGGGGGCTTTCTTTTCTCCCCATACCCATGACCAAGGCATAATTATCTCCTCTTTGAAAACTTCTCGAAGCTATCGTCGTCATCCCATTCCTCTGCGATGTCCCAATAATCTTCGTCAGTATTATTATAGGAGAATGTTTTTAGTTTTGCTTTGCTTTTTCTACGGTTGTTTCTACGGATGCTCGCTTGTTCGTGAACATCGTCGTCCAAATCTTTTCTGTAAGTGTCAGCCATATCAAAAAATGCCGAAGGGGTCTTCCTCTTCGTCTTCGTATTCGTCGTAGGCAAAAGTTACATTAGAGAGTGCCTTGGAAACCTTGCCCTCCATAGGGAAGGCCATAGCTACCTCCTGCTTCTTCTCGTCCCAGTACATCGTCGCACAGTCAGGATCATCTTCCATCATGTCGTATATCACGTTGTACAGACAACAGTTCTTATAATAATCTAGAAACTTGGGGTCGCCTGTGATGTAGGCGTCCTCTCCACCTTTCTGATTGATCCAAAACATCATCTGGGCCTCAGTGATGTAAAGACCATTGCTGTCTACTAGCAGGGGTACTCTGAACTCATCCATGACAAAAAGTGAGGAGGAGGGCGACGGGGGAAAACCCTCCTCCTCTGGAAGTGAGGGACAATCCCTCAGTTATATGTAGTGGGGCTGACTAGCAGCCCCGTAAAGTTTTTATCAGTTGTTGGCGTAGTTCGCTGCGAGGTCCCACAGTTGGCTGTTAAGCTCAACATCCCTAGAGATGCTGGTGATCTTACGAGCCTTGCGGCGCGTCTTGGGATCGACCCAGCCAGCACGGGTCAGGTTCTCCTGGGCCACGTTGTAGATAGACCAGAGGTCGTCGCCAGCGTCCTCCACGCGGCGAGCCTGACTCACCTGACGGATCGTATCCTCAGTGGGGTCTTCCCACCGCAGAGCAGCAGCATCAGCAAAGAACTGACGACGCTCAGAGAGATCAAGCTCCTGACGGTTCCAGTTGTCACGGGTCTGGTAGATCTCGTGGGTGGAGGCGACGAGCTTCTGAGAAGCAGCGATGACCTCGTCAGGCGAGTAGCCGATGTGCTTGACCTTGACCTTACCGTAGTTTTCATCACCAATGATGAGGCCGTTGGAGCACACCATGCGGAAGATGCCAGCGTGCAGGTTGTAAGTCTGGAGGCCGTTGTGGCTGTTGACGATGAGAAGCTCGACAAAGCTGTCACCCACCTTGGTACGCTCCTCCACCTTCTGACGGCGCATACGGACGATGTGCTTGGCGTGCATGTCGCTCCACTTGCGAGAGCGGACCTGCTTGGCATCCCAAGCTTCCCAGCCATCCTCCTGAAGCGTCTCGATGACGCTGGTGGTGGGAATGAAGGTGTATCGGTCGGAAGTCCGCTCCTCGTTGGCGCTGGTGGCAAACACGGCGGGAGCTTGACGGCGGAGCATGTCTTCGTTGATAATCATGGTTCTGTTTTTTGGTTGAATGTTGCGCCCGAAGTAGGCGTCGATCGAGCCAGTGATGAGTCGGCTCAGGTCTCGTTCATGTGCCATATTATACCTCTTCTGTGAACACTTTCAAGGTCAAACACCGATTACTTTGCGAAGTTCGGCAAACTCTTCACCTAAGAAGCCTTCGTAAAAGGACTTACGTTGGAACTTCTGTTCACCGAAAGTGAACCAAGCCCCGCTCTGCTTCACCAGACCGTCTGCAACGAGGAATTCTAGGAGACCGTCGTAGGGGTCCAGGCCCTTATCATACATCAGCTTGAACGTGGTCTCACGGAAGGGGATGGACACCTTGTTCTTGGTGTTCCTGAGCCTCCCCTGGATTCCAATGATCTGCTTGTTCTCGTCCTTGATGAGGTCAGAGGTCTTGTTCGAGATCGTCTTCATGTTGACGCCCAGGTAGTATTCGAGGCTCTTGCCTCCTGCTGCCTGAGTCTCAGGGTTCCCGTACATGACGCCCACCTTGTTACGAATCTGGTTGATGACGACCAGACCCACCTTGTGCTTGCGTAGCAGAGGATTGATCTTACGGAGACATGCTCCCGTGCTCTTGGCTCGAACGGCTCCCTGCATGTTGTTGCCGTCGTAGTTCTCTGCCTCGAATTCTGCTTTGGAAGGAGACACAGCGATACTATCATATGCAATCACGATAGGGGTGTCTGTGTCTGTCTCCCTGATGGCCTTGATGGTATCCTCGATGACCTGGAAGCAATCTTCTAGCGTGTCAGGGGCAGCGTAAATCAACTTCTTAGGGTCGAGGCCCAGGCTCTCAGCAAACTCTGGATTATAAGCGTTCTCAGAGTCTACCAGCATGGCGTAATAGCCTTTGTGCTGTGCATCCTTGAGGATGTGGGTAGCGAACACAGTCTTGGCTGTGGATGCCTCGCCCATGAACTGCGTGATCATACCGATGGGGATGCCTTTGGTGTAGTCCCCACTGATGACACGGTTGAGGGCGTAGCTCCCAGTGGAGACGAAGCCCATGTCTGTAATCTGCTCGGAAAGTAGGCCCGCGTTCTTGAGCCTATCTAATACTGATTTATCCATGTTCTATTATAGACTTTTGACTTTTTGGGCATTTCAGTTTCCACTGTAAACTACATCAGCAATGCCATATTTTTTGATCAGTGCTTGGCAGCAAGAACAAGGCTTGGCAAGGTTATCATTCGCACGATACACATAAATCGTGGCCCCTCTGATGTCGATACCTTGCCTGATTGCCTTGTAGATTGCATGGCTCTCTGCGTGAAGTGTTGAATAAGCACCGGAGCCATACTTCGGATGAGTTTTTCTAGAATTGTACGCAGCCACCAGGACCTTCTTGCCCTTTGCGATAGCCGCTCCCATCTTGAAACGGTGCTTTGATTTCTTAGATTGTTTGATTGCCACCCTCATCGGCGGCGCGGTCGGTCGCTCTTCCATCAGAAACTTCCCGGTCGATAAACGCCAACACCAGAGATCTTGACCGTGGGAGCCACGTTACCCATGTAACGCTCTAGCGTGGTAGGGCGCTCTTTCTTGGGGTCACAATCCAGGCAGTGTACGTTCTTCTTTTCCTCTTCGTAATCGTGAATGCTGATATCTGCCTCCCAGAAGGAATCACACTCAGTGCAGTAGAATTGGTAATTTACCATCAGCGATCATCTCCTGAGCCACCAAGGACTCCGCGAGCTTTCCGTCCTGCGAGTTTCATGAGGTTTCTTCTGGCGATTGTTTCTAGGTCCGTGTCTAGCTCAGTGGCGACCTGGGCCACATACCATAACACATCACCTAGCTCCTTTGCAAGCTGATCCCTGTCATTTATATCGGCTTCTCCTCCCTTGTCTCGGAGGATCTTCTTGTATTTATTACAAAGCTCTCCTGCCTCACCTGCTAGGCCAAGGATAGGGTAGTTTAGCCCTTCAGGGTAAATTGCGGTATCGTTTGCAAGTTGTTGGTATTCGTCGAGTTTCATGCTTGATTATAGTTTGTAGGTATGCCCTTCTAAAGAAAAATTGATGAAAGGATTCAAAGAAACTACAGAACATCCATACTCTTCTTTGATCTTATCCCTCACCTCCGTTGTGTGGTGTTGAATTTGTTTCAGCCAGAAAATATAACCTTGATCTGAACCCTGGTGAGGAGGCAGGTCTTGATGATATCCGTCTATGGCAGATTTCCCATTAATAGTTCCGCAGTCATGCCCACAGACGATTATATTTTTTGCCCCCATGTATGCAGCGGCGTGCAAGGCAGTGGTTATGGTAGAAAAGCTCACCACCAACTTATCTATGTCTGTGCTTATTAGGTGAGTCTGCGGTTGTTGAGCAGGTTTACTAAAATGGTCAAAGACAAAAACGTCTTCTCCATCCATATAATTTAGGCTTCTTCCTGGGTCTCCCGTTTCATATTTTGAAAGTAGAATCTTAGGTGATCCGATGCAGCCCTGCTTTATACTATCAAAACCCGTCGAATCTTTTGTTACTACATAATCACACCGCAGGAACTTACCTACTCGGTTAACTCCTATTGTTGTTTTTCCATCAAAAAAAGAAGAAGGAATATAATCCAAGGAAGCACCTGCTGCCAAAATGTAGATGTCCTCTCCTTTATGTACGTTTTTTAGTTTTTTAAGACTCTTCATTGAAATAAGTATTGCTTTCTATATTCTTGTCATCTATGAATAAATCGTATGCTGGCTTGCCAAACTTTAGTTCGTGATACTTCACTCCCCAAGATCTAAACTGCTGCTCTGTAGTATCCTTCCAATTGATTCCCGTTTGAGTGCCCCTGGCAGTCCAGTACACAATAATGTGGCCCTCATCATGCAGTTTGTTTATTTTGGCTATCCTATCTTTTAGGGGAGTGCTTTGAGTATAATCTCGGTTATCTGGTGTATCGCAGATAGTCTCGTCAATGTCTACATAGATTATCATTTTGAAAGTAAAAATCCATAATCATTTAGATTCTTTACAAAAGTAAATCCAGCCTTTTCACACTGCTCTATCCACCAAGATGTAGGCTTAACAGTTAAGTGAATTAATCCGGTAACGTCTGGTTTTGGGTAAGGAGCAAATACAGCGTGTCCTCCTTTTTTACAAACCCTAAATGATTCAGTTAAAGTAGATTCAACATCATTAGGATGTAGGTGTTCTAAAACATCAGTTGCAGAAATTAGATCAAACATACCATCCTCGAAAGAGAAAGGGTCTGAGATGGAACCTTCTACGCAATTGACACCATTTTTGTTTGCTATCTCAACACTCTTTTGTACAACTTCGATACCGTACAGTGATATGTTTTTTTCTTTAATAGCGTCACTTATGTAACTAGCAGTCCCACACCCTAAGTCTAGCCAGAAATCACCACTCTCAAGCAATGACATGCAAGTGTTATAAAACTTTGTAGCATGTACCCCAGGGGAGACATAATTAATGTCATTATAAAACATTTTGTAATCAAGTGAAGAAGATGATAATGATTCTTTCATTGCCTTTCTCATGTAATCTACACTTTTATGTGGGTTTGTAGTAGGTCTGTTCATTTTACTAGTTCTATTATTTTATCTTCATTAAGAAAACACTTAGGATGGTCCTCTTTGATATCTTCTAAAAAGTATTTGAGCTTATCGTGTGTAATTAAGCTTGTAAAAGGTATATTGAGGGCATATGCCATCATCTGACTATGGCCTGCTGTGCAATAAAGGTGCTTAACTTTAGAGTAGTTTTCTATAATTTTTTCTTCGTTTGCTACCGTATTATCTATTAAAGGCAAAGACAATCCATGGTGTCTTGTAAAGTCGTAAAAAGTTCGGCTTCCGTCATGAGACATGATAGCGACCTTCTCACCCTTTTTAAGCATCAAATTTATAACCTCTAAAAGCTCTTGATATACTTCCTGTATCGGCTTCCTGTTATATCTCCTGTGGAGTCTATCATCTTTTAATTCGAATGTAAGGTACTCGCCCGTAGACTCAAAGCCTTCATATTTTTTTTGCACATAATGAACGACTGGGCAGAAATCAAATTCTATTTTGTCGTGTAAAGACTCATGTATATGCGACTTGAGCCTCCTGCAATCCCCTTGATGCCTCATGGAGAATATTTTAGATTTACTTACGAGACATTCTACATTCTCTTTAAATATCTCTTTCCTTTCTGCTTGCTCCCTATCGCTGGCTGACGGCATAAGAATGGTTTGATCATAAAAATGATTCCATCCTATACCTAAAACAAATATGTCGCTGGTGATTTGTTCCATAAGCTCTTTCGAGCACGCCCACTGCCAGCAGGACACGTTGTTAGGGTTAGTGTCGGGGAGGAAAAGTCCGCCACCTCCAATAATAACCGCATCAAAAGAATTAAAATAATTTATATCATCTTGAGTTACAAGCTTCCTTACATCGAAATTTGTCCACTGTACGTCAGTTTCGATGATAGACTCAAATCTTTTTTTTGTTGCGGGTCCAAGAAAAAAGTCCCCAGAGTTTCTTCCTCCATGAACTGCGTAGATGTGTAGTGCCTTCATGACCTGAGACTGCTCCTTTTGTCAAGCTCAACGCCAGCGCAAACTCTAGGCCCCCCATCTCCTAAAGCTAGCTCTATGTCCCTAATGCCTTTCACCAGCTTTATCAGCCCCTGGGGCTCCACTGAAGCCAAATGGTCGCTTCCCCACAAGGTCCTATCTAAAGTGATGTGTCGTTCAATCCAGGTAGCTCCTAACGCTACCGATGCAAATGTGGTAACTAAGCCATACTCATGCCCGCTGTAACCGATCTCTTTACCGGGGTAGTTTTTTTGTAGTGATTTTATGTAGTTTAGATTTAGTTCTCCCACAGGCGAAGGGTAGCTTGAGTTAGTATGCATGACTACATCAGGGTCGCACGCATCAATACATTCAACAATTTCTCTCTCCTCGCTCATGCCCGTCGAAATAAGTAAAGTCTCTGAGTCCTGTCGAGCCTTTTTGCACAAATCTATGTCGGTGATAAGGGCAGAAGGCACTTTTGTTATATCAGTGTAATCAGACATGAAGTCTGAGGAGGGGGCGTCCCACACAGAAGCGAACCAGCCTATGTTTTTTTCTTTGCAATAAGCATCTATTTGGTCGTATTCTTCTTTTCCAAACTCCAAACGATGCTTGTAATCTAAGTAGGTCATTTCGCCCCAGGGGGTAGAGCGAATCTTACCTTTCTGCTTCTCTGGTACGCAAATCTCCGGGGTCCTTTTCTGGAACTTAACGTAGTCACAACCTGCTAAGGCTGCTGCGTCAATAAGCTTCTTAGCTATCTCAACGCTTCCGTTATGATTAATTCCTATCTCAGCTATTACTTTTATATTGCTCATAATCTTTTTCTGTGTCCACATCTACCACATTATTGATAGGGAAAAACACAGTCTCTTTATTATAGAGATTTGAGTTTAAGTTGTGCAGTTCCGATACCTTAAATATACAAATATAATGACTAACCTCGAAGCACTCTGGGTAATCTTGGCGTCTGTAATAATCGTGCGGAATCAACTGCTCGCCGCCGTGCTCTCCCGATTTTAAAAGTGTTAGGAACGGACTTACTGACACGTTTTTCCTACAGAGCAAGCTTTTCGCTTTGGTCTCATGGAAAAAATCTAAAGCGTTTTTGATGTCTTCGACCTTCCTCTCTGGGTAAGTTAAATACAGCATCACAACTATATCGTCTTCAGATAAACTAAGCCGCTCTACCAGTGATAGCATAGTTTCTTTGGTTGATGTAGTATCTTGACTCACCTCATCTGGTCTCCAAATAAACGGAATGGTGTTAGAGAAGCAGAAATCCTCAATCCACTCATCGTCGGAGAATACTACTAGATCATACTTAATACTTTCATAGTCGAAATGTTCTAGCAGCCGCCGATTCTTGTGAGGCATACCCTTTGAGCCTTTCCTAGCGGGGACGACATAGGTAATCATCGGTGTAGACCTATAACGTGATGTGAGTACCTTGCTAGTGCCTTCTGGCAAAATTGTTGGTACATCAGACCGTCAGCTTGTTCGGATTTGTCGTACCAACCCCCAAACTTTCTCCAAAGGTCTGTCTTCATAACAAGCTGCATGGCATCTATATTTTGATGGACAGGAGGGTAAGCATCCATGAGAACTTTATGCTGTGGATTATGTGTTCTTAACATTCCTTTATTTGTTCTAACGGTGCCCTCTAAGATTATTGGACAAATGATAATATCGTCGTCTAGAGTTGAAATACCTTCTAATACATCGGGGTACAATATATTATCCGGGTTGAAGTGGAGTATGTACTTCCCTTTAGCCTCTCTAATACCCAAATCCCTCAGGCTATGGCCCCAGTCATTGTATCGCGTCTTAGTCTCTCTAAAAGAATACTCGAAACCAAACTGACCTACATCTGGCAGCGGTCTGGACGTAGGTCCGTCGTGATAAATCAATACCTCAAAATCTTTGTAGGTTGATTCTGATAATGATTTCATCCCCTCCAGGAACATCTCATCCGAGATAACTCCATCATAGTGAGGGACAATGATACTAAACCTTGGCTGCTTCATTTTTCCTATTCAAAACTTCTTTATACAGATCTATACGCTTCTCAGCCATCTTGTTCATGTCGAAGTTTTCTTCTGTGAGCTTGTGCAGATTCTCTCCCATCTTTTTGACCAATTTTGGGTTCTTGGCACAAACAGTCAGAACTCTAACCCACTCGGAAAGCCCCTTGTCTGGGTCGATCAGGAAACCTGTCTCACCGTCCTTGATCCACTCATCGTAACAACCTACGTTGCTAGCTACCAGGGGGATCTTGTATCGACCACACTCAGCCACCTTGATCTCAGACTTGCTATCGTTGAAGTCGTTCATCTCCAGAGGAGCCAGGGCCACATCCATGTTGGTGTAGAACTGCCCGTACCTGTCAGGCTGTAAGGCGTAGTGAATGTTCCAGTTCTTACCTCCTTTGAATCCTCTGAGGATGATGGACTTGTACTTGTTCCAAACGTCTGTCTGCCAGTCTGTGTTCCCTGGAGGTGGGTGACCGTAGAAATCCCACTGGCAGTTCTCACGGCCCACACGCTGGTTTACGAGGTGCGGGACGCCAGAGAAATACTTGAGGTCTTGTTCGTGGTGGATGCCTCCTACCCAGCCGAAGCGAACGTAGTTCTTCTTCTTGACCTGAGTCTTTGGCATATTCCAGCAAGGCAAGTTATAGTCAATAGTATTTTTTACCACTGCCAAAGCATTACCGTAGCCTATGTGAGGTCTAACTCTCTCGGCAAATTTTCTCTGAGTAACTGTGACTAGATCTGCGTGGCTGTAAATGAACGCTGCGATCTCCTCTAGCCCTTGATTCTTGTAAACATCGTAGAGCCTGTGACCTTCATAAATATTAGTCAAAAGGTCGTCTGTATCGTAGTGAACAAAGCACCCATACTCCTTGGCTTTTCCCACAATACGAGCAGTGTAAGGTCCTCCGAAGTTGGAGAGGTTCTGAGTGAAAACAATGTCTGCCCACTTAAGGTTCTCAAACTCCCAGTTCTCTTTCCACTGGCCTGTCTTCTCGTCCATGCCGAGAGGATTCTTGTCCCAGCGAATCTCTACCTTGTCGCCGTGTAGCTCCTCTAGTTTACGCATGGGAGCAATGATTCTGTAGTATGAACATCCGCCCTCGTTGGCGGGAACACAAAGTATCTTCAGCTTTTCTTCAGTCATAATAAAAAAGGAGAGCACCCCGTCAGTGCTCTCCCCATTATAGTCTAATTCTAAATGAAGATCAGTGAATTAGACTAGTTCTTCTTCCTCTTCCTCAGCAGCTAGCTCGCTAGCCTCAGAAGTGTGGCTTACACCGATAGCAGCCGCGATACCATGGACAGTGCCCGCAAGGTCTACGTTGCTGTCAGTAGGTGCAAGAGCCTTGATGGCCTTGGCATAGTTCTTACGCTTACGTCGGCTGATAAGGGTCAGCACACCTTCCCAGGCAGCGAGGCCAGGAATGAATGCGGAGCCTAGACCGATAAGCGCGTCAAGCACACCTGGGACATCGCCTTCACCTGGAGCGAAGGGAACGTAAGCGCCCTCCTCAACAAGATCATCACGGCTAGCCAGGACAAGCTCAGTGCCCTCAGGAAGCTCTCCTACGAGGCTGGGTGGAAGAGTCTCCAGAGGCAGGGGCTCCATCTCAGCGCCCTCTACGAGTTGAGATGGAGTGGTTAGAACGGTATCCTCACCGAAGAGGTCGCTCAGGACTTTGCAGGATGTGAAGCCCGTCATGATGACGAGTACAGCCGCAACAGATAGAATAAGGTTTTTCATAATCAGCTTTGAAGTTTAGAGAGGTAATCCCCATCAGACACTTCTTCATCTTGGTTAGCGGAGATACCTAGGTCAGGAACCCCAGCCAGTGCTGCGGCAACCTTTTTGTACTCCTCGTAGTCCTCTAGCTTAACGAGAGAGTGGATGTCGTGAAGGCTATCCATGGCAGCAGCGGTTTCCTGCTTGGAGCCTAGAGGAGAAGACTTAGGACGAGGTGCGGACTGGTCGTACTTAGGCCACTGTCCCTCCATCTCCTTGACGATCTTGAAGTCGTGACCACTGTCGAGATCAGTGATGTCACCGAAGTCCTCATCGAGCATAGCAGCGATGATCTTCTTGAACAGGATGACACCAACAGAGAGGATCTTGACATCCCCAGAGTCACGGTCAAGAATGTTCATGTAGTAACGAGCGCGAGGCTTGATCTGGCGAGCGAGATCCTCGTCCTCTTTGCGACCAGTCTTCCAAAGACCGTAGTACAGATCGCAGAGAGGGCAGGGCTCACCATGCACCTTGCGGCAGTGATAGTTCTTGCTGGTGCCGTCAGGGCCAGTCACGCGGTGAATCTTGGTCTCCGCATAGAACTCGTGGTCATCATCCTTACCAGGAAGAATGCGTACAGCATTGCTGCCCTCAGGAATCTGATAGAACTTGTTCAGGAAGTCTGAGTTGTTGGAGGTCGAGCCCCCACCGTTAAGTTGTTCGTGTTTACGTCGTAGTGCTTCTAGGTCGATAGCCATTGTAGTTTCCTCAGTTGTATAGTTTAGTTTCTGCGCGTCGGTTGCTTGACATTTGGACAATCATGTCCTTCTTGTGCTCAAGAGCCCGACACAAACCCTTGAGTACATCATACCTGAACGAGGCTTCATTCAAGTTTTTCTGTGCTTGGACATACTTCTCGTCGCTGAAGACGAGATCGTCTAGGTCCTTTGCGGTAAGTTTAACAGACGAACCAGTCTTGTGTCCAGCACGAAGCTGAGAAACCAGAGACTGAACGTCAGTTTGTAGATCGTTTAGCTCATGCTTGGCAGATGCCATGAGCCCGTGGTAGTAAGAGTACATGGATGCCTGTTGAGACATCTCACGCTCCATCTCATTTTGGTTAACCTCAGAGATGGCGTCCGAAATTTGTTTGTAGTTATCCCAGCTAAAGTTAGTAAGAAGTTCTTGGATTTCTTGATCTAGCATTATAAGTCGCTCCGTTGGAGTTCAAGTTATTGGTACTAGTATTAGAGTTTGTCGTTGCTGTTCCTTCCGAGGTTTCTTGAGAATAATTTCGGTCTTTGAAGTTTTCTGATGTTAGAGGAGCGTACTGTACAGTTAGATTTGGTGTTGGAAATTTTCTTTTAAAATCTTGTGCGGTGACCAGAGTCAAATTACCCTCCGAATCACTTGATATGTAATCTCCAGCCAATCCACGAGCAGCAGTCTTTTTTGGGTTTTGAACATCGTACCTAACAAGACCAAAAGGTTCACTAATTAGATAGAATTTAGTACCTCTCTGCTCGCGCGTGAACTTGCTAGCATCAATTGATGCGAAGACCCAACGGCCTTGGCGTCTAACAGATATCTTTCTTAGCTTTGGGCTAGGTTTAATGAAGATATCATATGCTTTGATTCTTTTCATTTATAATCTCAAACATTTTGGGGTTAAGGTTTATCAGCATCAGCCAACCTCTAGAAATCAGAGTAGTCATCTCCTCGTTGGTGTAGGCGCTGACCATCCCTGTTTCTTCGTGGCCCCCCAAACCACAAAGTTCGAGGACAACATGAGTTAGCTCGTGAACCAAGGTCTCCCTGGCAGTCTCATGATCCATATCCTTCTCAAGGGAGATGATACCCTTGTCGAAGTCTGCGGTGCCATAACACTTTTCATTTGCCTCACGCAATCCTCTCTTTATATTTAGCTTGTAAGAACGATATCCTACCAAAACTTCGGTGATACCTTCCTCCACAAGTCTGTCTAAGATATGTAGTTTCTTAGAAGTCATCGTTAATCAACTCTGCCTCAGTCATTCGAAGAGTTCCGTAGTCCACGCCCATAGGAACCGAGAAGCGGGGCCTACCATTTCTAGACTTAATAACGTATGCCCGCATGATCCCGTTATCAAACTCTTCTTCAGACTGGTTGAGAGACATGGCAAAGTCGCAAGTACGAATCTTGCCGTAGCTATCTCCAAGCTCCGCGTCGGTGATAACCGTAACCATACGTCCCTGCCTGTTAGTCTGCGTTGCAGTCCAGACGAGGATGTTGAACTCCATGGCTACACCTCGAATCTCCTCAGCGATGCGCTGCTGTGCCTGATACTCAGCCTGGATATCGCGCACAGGACGAAGAAGCTCAAGGTAATCAATAATTACAAGATCTGGCTCGAAGTCGTTGTAGTTCTGAAGCTGCACCAGCAGGTTCCTGAGAGTGTTGGCCGAAGCCTGACCCGTGGGGAACTCCTTGATGACTAGCTCGCTACCAGGGAACTGCTCCTTGAACAGGGCAAGGCGCTCAGTCACCGTAAGCTGGCTAGCAGGGTCCTTTAGCTTGAACTGAGGGACAAGCGTCATGACGGAGTCGAACCGCTGGGCGATCTTGTCCTCGCTCATCTCCAGAGAGACGTACAGAACCTTCCGACCCTCGATCATAGCATGGACTCCCTGGTTCACCAGATACAGCGACTTGCCTACACCAGGGGGAGCCACAACCATGGCAAGTTCTTTACGCCCCAGTCCACCTTCTAGAGACCTGTCTAGAGAGGGCAGGACAGTCTTGTACTTGTCCACTCGTTCAGCATTGAACGTCCGGTCCCAACGATCAGGCAAATCAGCGAAGTAATGCTGGCCTGTGTTGACATCACGGTGGACGAGGAGGGCTTCTTTAACCAAAGCCTCAACCTCTTCCATCCGATCCTCTTTGACTAGAGAGATGCTATCTGCAATCGCAGCCTTCATGGCTTCCTTCTTGGCGAAGGTCTCCACAAGGTCTAGCATGTACTCAGGATTACCTACAGCAGAGGTGTCCAGAGAGTTGATGTAGGTAAGCTCGTCTTCATAGTCAGAGACATTCTCCCTAGCTCCGAGATCTTCCTTAACGTCCTGTAGGATGAAATCATCCGTAGGGAGCTTGCCATACTTCTCGTAGTAAGCATGAACAGTCTTAAAAATCTTTGAGTGTGACGGGAACTCAAAATGCTCTGGCTTGACGAGGTTGACTATTTGCAGGTAGAAGTCCTTGTCCGACTTGAGTAGGTAAAGGATTCCACGCTGAATATTGTCAGAGAAATCGTAAGCCATTTTGTGTTACTGTTGCTTCTGTGGTTTGTTTATATCTAGTTTGGTGCTACCGATGTCTTTGTAGCCTTTTTGGTTGGCTATATCATACGCTTGCTGCGTCAGATTCTTAGCAGTTTCTATCTTTTTTTGTGCCTCAGCATCAGAAAGCTTTCTTGCTTTCCCATCTTGCGCTAGCTTCTCGTAATTAATTCTAGCAGGTTTGTACCGAAATCTATCATCGTTCATTGCATTCTTGCTAGCTTCAATACTACCATTCAACCAACGATCAGCGGCAGTCTTATCCCATCCCTGCTCTGCGTGTTTCTTAAATCTTTGTCGGACAGTGTGAAAATCTTTGTCCTCCCCCCAACTATACTGAACATTTTGGTTAGCATAGTATCTTTCCGAAAGTTTATTGCACTTCGGACACCTGCTTCTATCAGGAGCTTTGCCTACTGGAAGATCTCTCTCCCAGTAGACATTACAATCCTGGCAAATCCATTCAAATATTGCCATCAGTCTTCCCAGTTTGGGTCGTCGTCCCTCGGAAGGGGCTCAAACTCAGCAGTCTCCTCCTGCGACTGAGCAAGCATCTCCTGACTGAACTGCGGCCT